TATCAATATCGAATCTACCAGTCCGATACAACCCTTCAAAAATATTTCGACTAACGGTCCCAAAACCGGTAGCACAGGTAGGTGAATCACAATACGCTAAAACTTTAATCCTGTCACTCATGATAACAATTCTCCTTATTTCTTTTTAGAATTTTTAACCGCTAAAAATGGAGCGGTGTAGTTAACTCGCTTTGTTTCTTCCAATTTCTTTTTCAATGCGGGATTGGTCTCCGCATACTTACCAACTGCTTTGTTATTTAATGTCGAAACCAACTTTGCAAACGTCTCATAATCAGGAACAAATTGAGCTACTTTTACTGGATCGTAGCTACCACGAGCGTTTTGCCTAATGTATAATTGTTTACCACCTTCTTCAATCTCCTCTGCATCTTCACGAATCCTCTCCTGCATCATCATAGTGAGCTCACGTTCACGACCCTTTAACAATGATGTCACAGCCCTTACTTCTTTCCATTGTTTGAACATCTCACTACTCTCCATAGTAGCTGTCTTCAAAAATTTGTAATCGGATTTCTTAAGTGCCTTCTCATATTCTGGACAAAACTCCCTATATTCGCACCATGGACAAAAGATATTCAGAGTCGGTTTAGCATCCGCATCTTTAAATTTAGTCATTTCTGTATGTATTGTGGTTAGATAACTCGAAAAATATTCTCGTTCCTCTAGTGTTCTATATGAATAAACAGGGTCATATTTTAACATATCCAAGCTCAATATTATACGTTTATATTGGGGGTATAATTTCGATACCGTCAAATCATAGATTGATAACTGTGGATCGTGCTTCAAATCATCTGCTGTAGGAACAACTGCAGAAGTCTTATAATCCACCACCAAAGCTGTGTCGCTATCAATCTCTACAAGCTTATCGATAGCTCCAATGAGCGGTACACCATCGTCTGTCATAACATCATGTGAATCTTTACCCATACCAAATTTAATTTCTAAACCTATTATCTTCCCAAGATCAAAGCTACCAAGGCGGGACTTAACCAACTCCTCACCCTTCATATGAACACTGAAATCACTAATGCCCTCTTTCACAGAAACTTCTTCATACTTTTTTAGAATCTTTTTAACATCAGCATCAGTGAATTTACCCTTTTTCATCCAAATATTACCTGCATATTCTAATGTCTCATGGCAAGCATTTCCCATTTTGAAGGCTGGATTAAGAACCTTTGGTAGTCTATCCTTGTATGAGCACTTATACTTGAACTTACACTCCAAGAATGTCTTGATTCTACTTGCACTTAACTTAATAACTCTTTTAGTCATTTCTATCCTTCCCTTCTAGTATTTTAAAAAAGACATCACCGTCTAAAATAACAACAGGTTCTTCTCTATTCCTCTTACATATTAATAACCAATCGGTGTCTTTTTTCTGATTCTCTTTTGCCTGCTTTATCCAAGCATGCACTGCCCATTTTTCTTGACTCTTACATTCCACCGAATATGGGAATTGTTTTTGTGCTTCTCCTACTAATCTTACATCAGTACCACTCTGTCCCATTTCTCTTGGGGCTACACTACAGTCCTTACCCCACTCACACTTCAATAGTTCCGCTATTTTCTTTGCTGTCCAGTTCTGTAGTCGCCGTGCTTTTGCTTTACAAGATGCTATACTAATCGTCATTTTTACACCCCATAAGGTAATCCTTTCAACATTTCTTTTTGTTTATCTGTCATTTTATTAACATCTGGCATTACTATTTGTAACCTTATCACCAATGCTCCAGGAGGGCCGCCATTTATACCAGAACAGCCTTCATTAGCAAAGGGTATTATCTGGCCATCAGGGATTCCTATTGGGACATCAAATGTAAACTCTTTATTTACTACCTTGAATCCTGATCCATCACAGTGTTCACACTTTTTCACTGCTTCCTGTCCTCGTCCATGGCATTTAGGACAAGGTGCGGAGGACATTACTCTAATATTTCCCCTATTTTGCATGGATGCAAACACACCACTACCATTACAGGAGGCACATGTCCTTAATTCTGAAGCACCGCTACCATTACATTCACCACAGGGATCTTGAAATCCAAACTTTATCGTGTGTTTACCACCTAATATGGTTTTATATAGTGGCACACCCGCTATATACTTGATATCGCTACCACGACGAGGTGCATTTGGATCAGGCCTTTGTTGTCGGCCAGCCATTCCACCCCAACCCTGCATCATTTCCATAAAAGGATCCATTGGATTATCATACTGCTGTCGCTTATTTGGGTTCGACAGTACGGAATAGGCCTCATTAACCTTCTTAAAAGCATCTTCAGCTTCAGGATCATTTGGGTTTCTATCAGGATGATATTTCATAGAAAGTGTTCTATACGCTTTCTTTAGTTCCTCCGGTGAAGCATTATTATCAACTCCTAATACCCCATAATAAGTTTTATTCAACAGTAAATACCTCCCATTCAAAACCACACTTCATACATTCGAAGTTTCCAGGGGTTGTTTCAAATCCGTATGCATTACATCTTAAACATTTGTGTACATAACCCTCCATACACTCTTTCATAACAACTTCTTTTAGTTTGATGTTGTCATCGTATAACATAGCTGCTTCAATTTCGTCCGCCTCATAAAATTTTATTTTGTATTCAGAATCATTGAGAGGCATGACTAGACCACAATCCATACAACAAAGAAACATATCACCACTTCCGTCTGTTAGTTCATTAAGCACATTACCGCATTCTGGACATTCCATTTGTATCTCCTTTCAATGCATCATACTCTATTAAGTCTATTATATATGAGTCTTCTAATACTCTATTACCATATCTTTTAATAACCATCATCTTAAATTCATCTATATGCTCCATATCTGGGTTTGTAAATGTAAAATAAAAATCTACTTTTGAATCCACCACCGTATCTAAATTAGTCCAAAATAAAGTCCAATCTAGATGGCGTTGTGTATTTCTTCTAAAATCTTCCTGTGTTACTCCTTTTATATTAACAGCAAGTAATACATTCTGTTTGTTTATATTAGATAACCAATTAAACATATATCTCTGCTCAATAAGCATCAAATCACTGTGAAATACAGCGTAGTCTGGCAACTGCTTAACTATATCAGACCAGCCCTCTAAATATAGCGCTGGTGCCCCTCCCATTAAATGAAATACATTTGTTTTAGACATCTCAAATGCTGCAATGAGCTCCTCTGTACTGTATTCAACATATCTACCGAATACACCGTCCTCTGTCACATAACAATAGGGACATCTGAGGGGGCACCCATACAACTGGACAACAAACTGTTTGCCAAGATCTGTGTCTCCTAACGCAGATATGGTTCTTCTCTTGAAGATCCTAGGAAACTGATCATAACCGCCTCCACCACGGTATGTTTCGCATAGCCGAAAATCACCGAAGATGTCTTCCCCCCTGACATCTTTTAATTGTCTGCCCTGTATGGGAACCACTTTCCACCTCATTTTTATACCCCTTATATTATCCGACAAGTGTTATTACTGTACCTGTCATAATTATTTCAGTGTTCTTTAATTCAAATCTTAATGGAGCAAATACCTCTCCAATTTTTAACTTTGGGTATTTATTAAGACCTAATAAAACTGAAGTTATCACTACAGGATTGAATGTATTAGTTTCATCATTAAATAATATGAACTCCTCATTTTCTAATGCATGCCCCTTATAATAGTCCTCATCTAAATCTTTATAAATGCCTCTTTTTGGCAGTGTAAACTTATATTCTTCTCCACTTGTTTTAAATTTGTAATGGCTTGACGGGAACATCACCATCGGTGGTAATCCATAATGATCCATAATTATACTCCTTCTAATCTAATACTATAAAATTGTCTACAACTACTTCAGTCCAATATTTCCGTTCATACCCACCACAATGCCTACAACTTCCAGAAAATGACCGCTCTTCTATATGACCTTCCAAAGAAATAAATGTCTCTGGTTCTAGACCAGCAAGCTCTTCTGCCCTGGCAAATGAGGAGATCTTTATGTATTGATAGCCGGTCTGTGGTGCTGGTGCTGGTATTGCCAACGAGGCGTTAAATACCGTCGAATTGTACTGCCCTACTATTTTAGTTCGTGGATTCTTAATCCTACCCTGTAACTTAACAAGGTTCATTCCTATCAAATCACTCATAATTTCACCTAAATATATTCTTTCAAATAATTGTATAAAATATCTTTGTCAATATCCGCTGGATCCGACCCTTCTGGTCCATACATAATAATGGGATTGACTACTATTTTATCACACATTTGCTCATAAGCTTTTTTAGCTCCCTCTAATCCAGGGACATCGTTGTCAAACAGTAAAACAATCCCGTTATGAGCATATTGGTACAGTAATGTCTGTTGACCGGGGGTAATGGAGGACCCCATAACGGCTACCACATTGTAGATACCCATTTCATACAACCACCAAACACTTTTGAACCCTTCTACTATTATTAATTTACGACCCTCTAAATAGTCTTTCGCCTTATTTAAATTGTATAATACCCTGTCTTTTATAAGCCCCGGAGTTATTTTATACTTGAAGTCGTCACTAATAGCTACACCACGTCTCACGTCTCTTTGACTGTAGGCCAACAACTTATCATCTATATCTCTTATGGGGATAATATCCCTAATATCTCCCTCTTCATCTACATAACCACCGCCTATTTCAAAACGATCCAGAGTACTGGATTTAAAACCATCTGATATAAAGCTATTAGATCTTAAATGTAGATGCTTTTGTAGGTTACTTTCTGACACATAGTCAGGAATTATGTGGGTAAGACTGTGTTCCCGTATAAATGCTCTTCTCTCCTGTTTCCTGTGTAATTCAAGGAATCTTTTTGGATCTGTATCAATATCTCCAGTCAACTCTTTAAGATATTTTACAGCTCCTTTGAAATCAGTACCTTCACAAGCCTTTATAAGCCCTATAATATCATTACCAAATATTTCGTGACATTTATGAGAAAAACACACCCAAGATCGACGCTCTTTATTGAATCTGAAGGCGGTTGTGTTGTCGCCACCATGAATTCTACAGGCGGCACGTAGCTCTTTAGCGGTCTCTTTGGTCACTCTAAAGCCTAATGCCTCTATAAGAAGTCTACTGTCTACAGATTCCTTCATTACTTGCACTTTTTGTCTGTATTCAGCCCACTTTTTATCGTCGTCTTCTTTATTAGAGAAGCTCTTCATCCGAGAATGTTGTGTCTGCGCTGTCATCGTTTACAACCTCATCTTCCTTCATGTAGTTAATTAGTTGGTGCTCTGCATCCACCTCTTTTATCCTTAAATGTTCCTTAAAAAAATAATAACTTATACCAGCCTCTCCTGTACTCCCGCCCCTACGAGTATCTTTGATCATTAACTTATGTGTTCCACCTTGGTGGCCACCGGCCTCAAACTCTTCCATTTCTTTTTTAGCCCAATGGGCTATAATGTCACCATATCGTGCTATTTTGTCACTATCAGCAACATCATTTGATCTATTTAACTGTACGGCACTTAAGAAAGGAATATTTAATTCACCAGCCAAGTCCTTCAAACGTGTGGCTACATCACCAAGGATTTGGTGCTCTTTGCGTTGCCTATCAGAGGATGCACCAAGAGCGGGCTCCTTTAAATAATCAAATACCGCCAACCCTATGTTGTGCTTTAACTTGAATTTCTTATATAAGGCCACTATTTTGTCAACAGTATATCCTGGCATATACTCATGGTATAAAATGCCTTCAGAGGCCAATCGGAGGCATCTACTGACTATATTATTATACTCTATCTCACTATATCCACCGTGGATAATAGTACGTTCTTTGACACCGGACATACCTGCAACCAATCGTGATCTAAACTGTGTAAATGGTAATTCTGTATCCACATATAAAGTGGGTATTCTTAATTTAAAAGCAGCATAAGCAGCTACATTGGTTAGAAATGCACTCTTACCCATTTTTTTTCGGGCAGCTATAAACAGAAGTGTACCTGGAATCATACCATCTATTTGCTTGTCAAGGATGGGGTAGCCAGTAGAAATACCAGACATTTCTATCTTATTATCACGGAGATCTTCAATCCATTCTGCCAATCCTGCTGCTACATCTTGTGGTTCCCTTATAGCGCGACTCTGTGTAGACAAGTCCATTATAAAATTTTCTAAACTTCCAATGAGATCGGCACTCTTAACATCAGGATGTTTAATACTATTTACAATAGCCGATCTATGTACATTAACCGCAGAATAGAGTCTATACTTGGTACTGGCTTCTAATACATTGTTTAATACCTTATCAAAATTTTCATAATCAGTATTAGCAGAAATCACACCATGTACATAATCATACCCGCCCAGGGATTCTAATATTCCTAACGTTTTGGCCTCATTCAATATGATGGTGCCATCTAATTTTTCATAACCAGACTTGTACAAATCACCTATAAGCGTAAAAAACAAAGCATGTTCTTTATCAAGAAAATCTTTACCAGACAATTTGGAGGCCAGTGTATAAAAAGTATTTTGATCAGAAAGACTGTAGTTTAAAAGTAATCTTTCATCTGCCGCTCTGCAAAAATCACCTATTGCCGTCATACTATCGTCTCCCTGTGCGTACTGCTGTCATCTCTTCACTACGACGCGTCAGTTCGCGTTTAAGAGCATTAATCAGCTCAAGTATACTCTTATCCATTCCTTTACTCATAACGAGCTCTGTGTCCAATGCGTCAAGTTTTTCACGCATCTTTGTTAATTCAGAATTACTGGTTATGATTGCCTCTGTAGCTGCTGTTTTGGTCTTAAACTTCTTTAAAGTACTGTCATCCATTATCTGAAATACTACTCTCTCAATATACTGTTTTGTTTTGATCATATCTATCTTCACTCTATTGCGTTGATACTGCATATAAACAAGGTATTGTGCTAAAGCGGCACAATATTTACTTATATCAACACCAGATGCCTGATCTAACCTTTTAAAATCAAATGCGAACACCTCTTCAATCAAATCCTTACTTGGTTTGACCTTATCATAAACAAAAATAGTCTGATCCATCTAGTCCTCTTCCTTTTTCTCATGCATACCAGTACAAAAGTAGTCAAAATCCATCTCTTTTGTATCATCTCTTATAAATGCAGTCCAATCACCCTTCATACCTATCTGTCTACATATAAGACTTAAAGCACAATATACAGTATCACCTGTTCTTGTACCATCGTCCATTGGTTTCCAGTCTATACAGTCTTTATTGTGTTTTTTATTCATAGAATCCTCTGTCCAATGCTCTCTCTATCTTAAGCATTATTAGGTCGTCTGTCAACCTCTCATTGTAGTAAAAACGTACTAAACTTAACTCTTTGTTCTTTTGTATATACTCTACTTTAAGGTTATCTCGCTTCTTTTGTGCCCAATAGTTCTCTTTTGTGCCATGAAAATGTTTATTAAATAAGACATGTTGAGCTCCCTGTACCTCTACATATATTCCGAACTCTTTTATAAAGAAGTCAAAAAACAACCTTGTAAATTCATAATTCACATAGACTTCTTTTACAATAGTATATCTTGGAAACAGCCTTTTTAAAGAACAATACACATCATCCGCTATTTTGCTCATACTGCTCCTTGAGACCAGTAATCTCAATGATCTCATCTCTTAAGATGTTATAAAAATCCTCATTTCCCACAAGATATGCTACAGCATTTTCCTCACCTTGTGCAAACTTATCTCCGCCATAATAGTAGTAAGCCCCCCTCTTTTCTATAAGACCAAGGCCTTCAGCAAGTACTAATACTTCTCTATGAACATCATACCCTACACCATAGATCAAAGGTACTTCTGCCTTCCTATAAGG